GTGCCGCTCGTCGCCGTGAAGGCGACCGTCATGTTGGTGCCGTTCGAGCGCAGGATCGAGTAGCTGCCCTGAGACACGGCCACGCCGGGGTCGATGCCGTTGACCCGGTAGGTCATCGAGTAGGCGCCGGTGGTGTTATTGTAGACGAACCAATACCCGGAGCCCGTGCCATAGGTCACGGTGCGGTTGCCGGTCAGGGCGCCGGAGAAATCCTGGACTTGCGCGGCGATCTGGTTCGCCGTCAGGGCGATGTCGCCCGTGCCCGCGGCGTTGATCGCCGTTGCCGTCACCGTCGAGACAATGGATCGGCCGTACCCCAGTGAGTAAAGGTTCGAGCCGTCGCTGAAAATGACACAGCTCTCGGTCGGATTGATGACCTTGGTCGCGCCGCCGTCGATGGTCTGGCCGCCGGCCGGCGTCAGCGTGATGATGCCGCTGCCCGCGTCGATCACGTAGACGAACCAGCCATTGCCCAAAGTAGCCGCGCTGGGGAACGTCCATGTCACCGAGCCGCCGTCGTTGCGCAGGACGCCGGCGCGATTGTTTGCAGCGACGGTGTAGCTTGCGTTGAGGGAAGTCGTCACGAGGTTCTGGTTGAGCGTCGTGACGACGGCCAGAAGTCCGAAGCCTGCGAGCGACGCCGCGTTGGCTGCCGACGTGCCGGCGCCGAACTGGAAGGCGCGCCAAGTGCCCGACACCGTCGAGTCGTCGGTGAGGTAGAAGTACCACGCCTCGCCCGAGGCCACCGTGCCCAGCGTGTTGCCGTCCGCATCGAGCACCGTGAAGGTCTCGACGCCGACGTTGCTGATCAGATTGTCCTGCCCGACGCTGACGAGCGTCGCGTCCGGCATCGAGATCGACAGACTGGGTGCCGTCGCGATGATGTCGATCTTGTCCGCCGCGACCGCCTCGCCATCCAACGCCTCGAAGGGCCACACGAGGGCGAGATCGGCACTGATCGAGTAGCCGACGTAGGACAGGCCGACCGGGTTGATCGTGTTGCCGCCAAAGATGTTGGTGAAGCTCATGACGTCACGCTCCTGACCGGACGAGGGCGCGGTCGACGACTTTCTGGATTTCCTCGGCGTTGATGTTCTTCAGCTCCTCGTCCCTCATAGCCTGCCACATCGGCATGCGGGAGTCGTTGCGGAGAAACGGCTCCATCCCCGTCAGGCATTCGTAGAGCAGCAGGAATGGTGTGAACTGCGTCAGGTAGTTCTGCTGGTTGCTCGGGCTCAACAGGTCGGGCAGCCGATACACGATGGCCTCGAAAGGATAGGCGAGGTCCGGCGTCGGCGCCACGAACCAGTGATTGAAGTCGTAGTCCGTGTAGAAGAGCGGCTCGCCATAGGCCGTGTTGTCGGGGTAGTAGGCGCGCATCGTCTCATAGGACCGAGCCCGCAGTATCTTGCGGGTATTGTTGCTCGTGCCCGTGCCGTAGTTGATCGAGACCGTGTTGCGCCAGCCATTCGGCTTTGTGATCGTCGGGTTCTGGCTCATCATGGCGCCGACCAGCACGTCGCGGTAGCCCTGGATTTTGAGGCGGTCGGCCAGCGAGCGCTCGCTGTTGTTGATGACGCGCGGGATTTGACGAACGACGGTCGTGTCGTTCGCCTGCCCGCGCTCGAGATAGTCCTGGATGTCCTGCACCAGGGAGTCGTACGTCATCGCCGTCGCGCCGCCTACGGGCATGGGCTCACTCCTCCCACGGCGGGGTTGGCGGCGTGTCGAGCGGCGTGTCAGGGCGCACGAAGGGAAGCTTGATCACGTCCGGCGCCCGCGCGGCGAGACGATACGGATCATACGAATCGGTATCCTCGCGACAGACCTTGAAACCGGGCACGTTCGGGTCGTCTTGAAGTTCCCCGAGCGGGAACTTCAGCCAACATCTTTGGCACACCCCGATCCCCAGCGTCGTGTTCCCAGTCGTGTTGAGATACCGCGACGTCGGGTGCCCCGGTCGGCCGCCACCATACGGCTTGGATGATCTATGCCCCGGCATAGTAGCCTCGCGCGTTGTAGTTGGGATCAAAGTCATCTATCCTACGCGCATGGCCCGAACAGTTGTCTCTCTCCGCTGCGAGAATTGCGGCGCCCTGTTTCATCGCGATCTCATGATTGCCAATAGGCAGGCGAAAAACCGTCGCCGCGTATTTTGCGGCCGAAGCTGCGCGAATGCTGTTTTCAAGAGAAAGGACCGCATTAAGGGCTATCGAGAAAGCACGCGAGACGACGGCTCGCGTGTGCTCGAGCACCGACTTGTCGTTGAGCGGGACCTTGGTCGGCGCCTCGCGACGAGGGAACACGTTCATCACAAGAACGGGGACAAAACAGACAACCGACTGAAGAACCTCAAGTTGGTATCTCCCGCACAACACGGCCGAGAGCATCGGGGGGAACATCTTACGTGGAGCATCGAGGAAGCTGCATGTCTGTACCGCCGCGGCGAAACGATGGCCGCCATCGCCCGCGCGCTCGGACGCAGCAAGTCCACAGTATCGCGAGGGCTGGCGCGGTTCGGAGTCCATGTTCCTCACCGGGTGTAGGGAGAAATGTTCATGTCGTAATTGGTCGGCGCGGGGTCGCGTTCCTCGGCGACCGCGAGTGCCACGGCCTCCTGCTCCTCGGCAACCAGCATCGGATAGCGATCCATCTTCGCTTCCTGCAACGAGCGGCACAGCCGGCGCGCCATCATCGCCGTGATGGCGTCGTACCAGCGAAAGGGCACATCCATCGCCTGGGTGATCTGGAGCACCGTGTCGAGGTACTGCGTCGCCCATATCACCAGCGTGTCGTACTTGGCGAGGCTGTTCGGGACCGGCCAGACGTAGAGCACAGGACCGCTCACGTTGCGCTGCTGGTACCAGTTGAGCACTTGGCCGCCCTGAGACTTGTTGGGCATGTTCGAGTAGTCGTCGAGGTTCCAGGCGCCAAGGTTGATCTCCTGCGGCGTGTTGCCGAAAAAGATTTCCTCGGCCGAGAAGGCGTCGTCCGACACCGAGCGCACGCGCCAACCGACCGCGGTCGCCGGGCCGCCGTTGAGATCGACCCAGAACCACTCGCCAGCGGCCGAGACGACGACCGTCGCCGCGTCGAGCGCCGTCCACGTCGTGCCGTCGAGCGTGTACTCGTAGAAGAGCGAAAAGCTGCCGGCGGCGCCGAAAAGCACCCCGACCTGCGTGACGGACACGCCGTCGGGGAACAGGCAGCCGATGGAACCGTTCGGCGACGTCTGCGTGCAGGCCGTCTCGAAATCGTCGTCGAAGGCCAGCGTCGCGTCGCCACCGTTGTCGCTGAACGGCGTCCCGATCTGACGGAACAGCGAGCGCCGGTTGAGGGTCACGACCGTGTTGTAGCCTGGCGGCAGCGGCATCGTGTAGGTGTTGAGGTAGCACGGCAGGATGAGCTGCTGGCGCTTCCAGAGCTGCACGCCGCGGTTCAGCAGGCTCGTGAAGACGAGATTGAGCTGGTCGAGGGCCTTCTCGATGATCTCCGACGTCAGCCGCTCGGGAGGGATGCCGGCGCGCGAGCAGGCCTCCTCGAGGAGCGTCTGGGCGGTGTAGGCCCGAAGGCCGGTGTTGCTGCCAGAGAGGGCCACGCAGGGCTCCTACACAATGGCAACAATCGTTGCCGCGCCGTTGGTCCCGGTTTTCGTCGCTCGGAGCTGGTAGTACGGCCCCGAGAGATTGTCGATGAACGGCGTCGTCGCGCCTGTGTGCGCGGTGCCGATGGTGAACCAGTTCGTGCCGTCGAGCGTGCCTTCGATGAGCACGCTGTCCGATCCGTTGGCCAGGGTCGTCACGATGCGGCGGTTCTGCATGCCGTCGTGACGGTAGTCGAGCTGGCCGCCGATCAGGTTGGCAGCGACGTTGGCCGCCAAGATGCTGACCGTTACCTGGCGAAGGCTGAAGTCCGACATGGTCGGCGCGCTCCTATCGCTGGACCGCGATGTGCATAAAGTCGACCGACAAGACGTGCGCCACGGCCGATGCGTTCAGCAGGCCGATGCTGGGCGTGACGCCGGCCGTCGGCGAGATGGCGTCCGTCGTCAGCGTGCCGATCAGCACGTTGTTGAGGAGCGCCGACCAGGTGTTGAGCGTCGAGTTGAAGCGCAGGGCCGCCTCGACATAGGTGTCGTCGGCCATGGCGCCCAGCGTGACGCTGCTAGACGTGCCGGCCTTGCGGACGCTGGCGATGAGCGACGTGGCGCCGCTCGCCTTGTAGAAGTAGATGCCGTTGGTCGGCAGCGATGCCACCACGGTCGTGTCCGCCGAGGCAAGGCCGACCAGCAGCGCCGTGTTCGTGGCGTCGGAGACCTTGAACTTGGCGTAGACGAGGAAGTCCTTCGTCGAGTCCCAAAACGCGGGAAGCACGACGGCGCCCGAGCCGCCGGCCCACTGGATTTGAGCGGCGTCGGTTGCGCCCGCCGAGACATTGGTGATGGCGAGGACGCCGCCGGCGCCCGAGACGATGGCCTCGGTGGAACCGGCGTCGGTCTCGGTCACGACCCAATCCGCCGCCGTGTAGCTGAAAAAATCCTCCAGCCAGTTGTAGTAGCGGAACGGACGCATGCCGGCGTAGTTGGCGTAGATGCCGTCCTGCGTTGCGTCGCAAACGCCGTTCGGCCAGCGGGTGACAGTGGGGGTCGGCATCGGAAAGCTCCTCGATCTCGGGGGACGACGACGCGGGAAGTCCGGCGCTTATGCGCCGGGCGTGCCCCACACGGTGCGGAAGTTCGTCCAGCCCACGTCCCAGCGCGACGTCACCTTGTAGCGCATGGAGTCGGTCTCGAAGTCGCCCTCCATGCTCTTCTCGGCCATGCGGCGGGTGATGAACTGGAGGCCCATGCGCTCGTCGGTGTGAACCCACCAGGCCGTCGCCGACGTGAGGCGGGTGATGACCTGGTAGCCCTTGGGAAGGATTTTCGTCGACATCACGGGGTTGATGTCGTTGTTCGCCTGGCCGGTGCGAAGCGCCGACTTGGTGATGACCTCGGCCTGGAACTCGTTGTCCGGCGAGACCACCAGATCCTGCGGCGTGATGCGAACCTTCTTCGTGTCGTTGTCCTGCGCCTTGCGAATCTGGATCAGCATCGACTCGACGCTGGTCTGCGACATCGCAGCGGCGGTCGTGAGCAAGTTGCTCTGCGTGCCGCCCATGATCGGATGCGACGCGGAGCAGAGCGACTGGCCGTCGCCGCCGAGGTAGGCGCCGTTGAAGGCGTAGTTGAGGACGTTGGCCGCGGCCAGCTCCTCGGTCTCGACCATCGCCTGGCCGAGCTGCTCGGAATAAATCTTGCCGAGGTTGATGTGATCGCCGTCCTCGACCAACACCTTGGTGAGAGCGAAGGCCGCGCCGTACTGGCGGAAGACGTAGCGCTTGTCGAACAGCACGCCGCCGCTCTTGTAGGTGACGGGACCGCCGTCGCCCATCTGCGGGGCGGCGCCGAGGCCGAACAGCACCGGCTCCTCATGGTACGCGCGCTTGATGCCCGGCTTGACGCGGAAGACGCTCTTGTACTCGTCCTTGCGCTGGTCGTAGACGCCGTCGAAGTGCTCGTTGAGAATCGGTTCGACAATCACCCGGAACTGGGTGGAACTCATCGGCATCGCCATGGTGGCGGTCTCCTATATCGGAAGGCAGAAGCTACGGGGCCATCGAAAAACGAGGCGTCGGTCGCGCTAGGCGACCGGCACCGAGTAGGTCGAGATGCGGACGCGAACCTGGGTGTAGGCGTCGCCCCAGGCATTGTCCTCATACGGCGCAAGGCCGACGACCTGGAACGTGCCCGCCGACGCACCGGTCGTGGTGGCGGTGAGGGCCTGCGTGCTCTGCCCGGTATAGGTCGAGCCCTGCGAAGTGTTGGCGAGATTGATGGTCTCGAAGTTCTTCGTGGCGGCGACCGCGCCGTCGCACTGCGCCTCGTAGGTGATCTCCTTGTCCGACGCGTAGTACGCATACATCGGAGAAGTGCTGTCGTAGGTCTGCGACGCGGGCCAGTACGGCAGGACGAAATACTTGCCGGCCGAGGCAAACTGGCAGCCCTGGAAGACGCCCATGGTGCTGTCCGCGCCCGTGCCGGTCGCGATGATCGTGCCATCGGTGGTCGGCTTGATGGGCGTACCGGTGTAGAGCGCAGTGGCGTAGCCGCTGGCAATGCCGCTCAACTGCTGGACCTGCCGAATAGTGCCGGACGGATGCGAAACCGGGCGCAGGCCGTACGGAGAATTGGTGCTGCTCATGGGGAGGCTCCGTGGGTACGGTGATGTCTGGAACACGTCGCGACAGATCGCACGCCATGCGTGCATCGTCTTCGACCGCGCTGTCCCGGCTTCTAGCTTCCCGAATTACACCGCACGCCCTTGTCCGGCAGCGACGCCTTTTCGTTCCGCGAGCCTCTCACGAGCCACGTAAGGCGGGATCGTACTGAAACGGCGGCAGATTGCAAGGGGGTCGTTGCGCAAAAAGAAAGGCCCCCGAATTCGGGGGCCTTCGGTCACGGAGAAATTGGCGCCTACGTCTCGAACTGACGTGGCGCCCTGACGAACTTCTGCATCTCGCGGAAGCCCTCGTCGAGGTCGATGATGCCACCCTTGTCGCGCGCCGTCGCCGATAGAGCCTGAAGGTCCTCGTAGATACCGGCCGACATCTCGCGCGGCATGTCGTGGTGCAGCTCGCGCATGATGTCGAGCCATTCGTCCTCGGGGATTTCCATCCCGACCATCTCGCGCCACCGCACCGCGCCCATGGCGGCTCCGTCCTTGATCGACTCCGCGCTGGCCGTCCAGCCCGCGCCCTCCTTCTGAAGATCGTCGAGCTGGACGAACCGGTAGCCCAGGCGCTGACGTCGCTGGGGCGTATCCAGGGCGTGCGACGTCGAGACCCAGCAGCGATGCCAGCCGGCCTTGCGCGGCAGGTTCGGCAGCATCGTCTCGTTGAGGATTTCCCGGATGCGCCGGCGGCGCTCGGGGTCCGTCGTCTGGCGGGCCTTCTGCCAGTCGGCGTTGGTGAACTCGCGGTCGCCGCGGTCGTCGCTGTGCGGCGCGTCGCGGTCCTCGTGTCGGCCGAGGCGCTCCTCGGGGGGCCGCTTCAGCGGCACGTTGGCAGTCGTCGTGGTGGCCATAGTCGTCTCCTAACTCAGGCTGAATATCAGGTCTTGCGAAGCTCGCCGCGGTCGGCCTTGCCTTTCATGTCGCGCCACCCTCGGATCAGGCGGTCCCGGCGCGCCAAGTCCTCCTTCGCCAGGTTCGGCTCGAGCAGGCCTTCGGTCTCGAGATGCTCCCGCATCTGGGGATCGAGGTTGAAGCCCTTCGTGCCCGGCCGGCGCGACGAGCGGCGGGAGTTGGTCGGCGGCATGCCGCCATTGTCGCGATCCTGGTCGTCGCCGGACGACTCGCCAATGCCGCGCCGCTTCACACGACGCTCCAGCTCGCGCCAGTACATCGGCGTCGAGGGGTTGTAGCCCTCGACCTCGAGCGTCTCGTCGATGGCCTTCACCAGCGTGCTGTCTTCGTCGGTGCCGTTGGGGTCGAACCACTCGTGCCGGTCCATGAACACCTGACTGAGCTTGACGGCCTTCGGATCGGGCGCGGGGCGTCCGCTTTGCTGGCGCTGCGGCTGCGGGGCCTGCTGGCCGCTGCCCTGCGCCTCCTGGATGAGGCGCTGTCGCTGGCCGCCCAAGAGCATGACGCGGCGCATGGCCTCGTCACGGAGCTGCTGGACCTCGATGAAGCGCTGCCCGTTCTGGCTCTCGACGGCGCGCCCAAGCTCCGCGTCGGCAAGCTGGAGCGCCTGCTGCGCGGCCCCGATTTGCCCCTCGACGGTCTGCAAGGCGACGCCAACCTGGCCCTGCATCGTGTGGCCGACCATGCCCGCGAGCTGGCCGAGCTGCTGCCGCAGCGCGGCGATCTCGGCCTGGCTGCTGGCGACGACTTCCCGGCGGGCGCGGTTGCGGCGCTGACGGCGCGAGACACCGCGCGACGAGTCGTCATCCTGCTCGGAGTCGTCGTAGGCGAGGCGCGCGTCGCGCTCCTCGTCCTGGTCGTTTTCCGGCCCGTCCTCGACGTCGGCCACGACACGGCGCTCGGGCGGGTCCTTCGAAAGAACAACAGGCTCGTGCTCCTCCTCTCGCTCGTCGGCACCCGCAACCAGATCGTCCATGCCGCCGACCATCACGGTGTCGTTTCCACGGGGCGTCGTGCGCGTGCCGCGGTCGTCCTCGAATTCCCGGTCGCGCGACCGGGCCTGCGTGGCAGCTCGTGCCATAGGCTATCTCCTCTAGCTCGTCTTCGTGCTGAGTGGGTCGCCGATGCGCTCGGCGATTAGATCGGTGTCCTTGAACAGGGCGAACAGGACCTGCTCCTTCTGGCCGCCGACCATGACGTCGACCTCGAACCGGTCGCCGCCGTACATCGGCACCCGCACGAACATGCCGGGGATGCACCAGGCGCCCTCCGGCCACGGCTCCAGCGTGTCGCGGCGGTGGAAGGACGATGGCCCCATGGCGCGCACCAGCGCAGCCTGCGTGCGGAACTTCTCGACGTCCTTGGATTCGTCGGGGAGGATCAGGCCTCCCGCCTTTTTCCGCGGCATCTTCATCTGGCAGAGGATGTTGTAGCCGAAGATGCGGTAGCCCGGATCGACGTCCGGGAAGGCGAGCTTCAGCTCGCCGGTGTAGCGGGGACCGAGCGCCGCCAGCACGGAGCCGGCCGAGGCGTAGAGACCGGCCCGGATCGAGGCGGTGTGGTCCCGCGTCATGACGTCGTTCAACATTCAATCCCTTTCGCGTTCGTTGGCCTGGTCTTCCTCGATTTTCGCCTCGAGACGTTGCTGGAACGTCTTCGTGGCCAGGAGCATCCCGTGGACCTTGCCGAAGGCAAAAGCGTCACGCTGCTCGCCGGGCTGCTCGATCATTTCGAGCACCTCCGCGTTCATCTCGCGGAGAACCGCGAGAACGAACTCCAGTTCGATCACTTATTGCTCTTCTTGCTCACATCCTTCTTGGTGCCGCCGCCGGTCGCCTTCGCCGTGGCTTCCTTCAGGGTCTTGCCGGTCGCCATGCTGTAATGCAGCGGCACCGGGCCGCTCGGGGTGGTCGTCTTCGCCATAGCCGTCTCCTTTGTTACCGGGCGCGTCCGCCGCGGCAGTGGTTGTGCATGTCCTCGTGGCCGTGCTCGGAGTGACCGGAGCGCAGCCGCTCGTCGTCGTGATGGCTCGCCATCTTCTTGAAGCCGTTGACGCTGCCGCCCTGACGGAAGGCCGCGCCCGGCACCGCCGGCGAGAAGCCGGCCATCGGGCTGGCGCCGCCGCCCGGCATGCCGCCGAGGCTCGGCGTACCCATGTCCGGCATCTGCCGCTGTCCGGCTGCGCGCGATCCCTTGGGCCGCCCGAGCTTGGTGAACACGTTGGTTCGAGCCATGACTATCCTCCTATGGAGTGGAACAAATGTTTCCGTGTTTTACGCGCCCGTATGAGACTGACCATAGCACGGTCGATTCCGTATTCGGCGGCGACATCTTTCTGCCGACCGCTCGTCTGCGAGATGGCGATGACGTCGGCGTCCGACAGTTGCGTTTGAGGCAATCGGGCTCCATACGCCACACGCCCTTTCCGGTCTCGATCATCCATGTTGTCTTTATGCGTCCCACAAAAAAGATGTTGGGGGTTGATGCACGACGGCACGTCGCAGGAGTGACAAATTTCCAGCCCCTGTGGAATAGCGCCATGCGCCCCGGACCACGCCAGACGATGGGCCAAAACCTTCCGTCCTTGAAAACGCAAATAGCCGTGTCCGTGATTTAGGACGCCTCCGAGCCACAGCACGCAGCCACTAGTGGGCTCCGGGATGGAGTAGTGGTCCAGCCTCTGTTGGGCTGTCCAGGATGAGGGAACTCGGAACATGACCGTCCCTCCTACTTGTTCAGCGACGCGCCGGTCGACAGCCGGGAATTCTTGCCCGCCGCGATCTCACGCTTCGCGATGCTCTCGGCGGTCTCGTTATCCATACGCGTCGTCTCGATAGTCGTCGAGTCGTGCTGCTGGGCAATGCTCTCGCGCGAGGCGTTGTTGCCGTCGGCGATATTCTCGCGGCTCTCGTTGCCCTGCGCCTGGACGGCGACCCGCTGCTCCTCGATCTGACGGTCGGCCTCGGCCTGCTCGGCCTGCTGCTGGGCGTCCTGCTCGTGCTGCTGCTGCTGCGCCGCGGTGGTCGCCGCCTCCTGCTGCGCCTTGCGCTCGGCATCGGCGGTCTCCTGTGCCAGACGAGCGGCCTCTCGGGCATTGTCGGCCGCCGCCTTCTGGCCATCGAGAATGTCCCGTCGCTCCTGCTGCTCGGCCTTCTTCGTCGTTTCGACGACTTGAAGCTGGGTCTTCGCCTGGTCGGCCTGCGTCTGGCGGTCGACGTCGCGCATGGCGACAACACTCGGGTCCATCGGCGTCGGCGGCGCGAGCTGCTTCATCAGCATCTGCGCCTTGGCGATCAGCGCCGGCAGGTCCTTCAGCACCTCGTGCGCTGTGCCCAGGATGGCCGGCTGAAGCTCGGCGAGCAGGCGGTCGAGGCTGGCTTCGACACCCGGCAGCGTCGCGAACGAGTCGATGGTCACGGACTCGTTGCCCGTCTTGATGCGCAGGGCCGCGTTGGCGGCATCCAGCGTCGCGTCAGCGTACCACATGCCCATGTGGTCGGCGAGGTGGCCCAGGATGATGGGCAGGAACTTCTGCGCGATGATGGGATTGGCGCCGAAGAGCATGTCCTGCATGTACGCGGCATGCGTCGCCAGATGGGCCTCGTGGTCCTGGCCGGGGAAGGGCAGGATCGGCAGGCCGCGCGAGGCCGTGACGTTCTCGGCGACGGCATTCATCTGCGTTGCCTTGGGGTCGTCGATCAGCAGGTCTTCGGGCTGCGGGATGCGCTGCGACTTCAGGAAGAACAGCTCGGCGTTGCGGACCTTGTAGACCGGGGTTGGGGTCGCCGCCCACATCTGCGCCCGCGTCGCCACGAGCTGGCCCTGCGCCTGGCGCTGCATGTCGCTGAAGATGCGCGGATCGCTGACCGGGATCACGCACATCGGGCCGTTGTAGTCCTCGCGCGTGACCAGCAGCTCGCCGAACTGATCGACGATCTCCTCGTTCTTCACCGTGCGCGCGTTGATGTCGTAGAGCTGCTTGAGGAAGCGCTTCATCGCGCGGTGAAGCCGACCATGCACGGCGCCGAAATTCTTCAGGCCCTGCTCGATCATCATGTTGGCAGTGCCGACCGGCGTCTGGCCCGTGAATTTGTCGAACTCGTCGAAAGTCGTGCGGACGACTCCGCGGCCGGCATCGACGACAAAACCCAAGAGCTGGAACAGCACCGGGTTCGGCGGCGGGAACTCGAGCGGCATGTAGGTCTTGCGGATGTCGTCCATCGCCAGCGAGCCCTGGAACTCGACGGTCTGGCCGACCTGGGGCCGCACGTTCTGGCCACCGGCCGAGGCGCCACCCTTGAGCTTCACACCGGTCTGGCTGTTGTTGAGGAACGCCGCATCGAGCAGCGCCCGCATCGCGCCCGTCGCCACGCCGGACAGGCTGCCGATCATGTGGGCGATGCCGATAGGATAGCCGCCGCGCCACGGCCAGAACGGCCACTCGATCAGGAAGTCGAGCCGCTTCTGGTTTGGGTCGTTGGGCTTCCAATTTCGGTAGATCGACAAGATACGGCGGCTCGATACGTCGATGGTCACGATGTACGGCAGCACGTCGTCGTCGGGCGTCAGGGCCAGGTTCGTAGAGCACTCGTAGATGACGCGGATGTCGTCGATGTTCTCGGTCGGCTGGTTGCGGCCGATGATGCGGTCGTTGGCGATCTCCGACTGCGTCTCGTCGAGGTAGTCGGAAGTGCCGAGCGCGTTGACGACGTCCGACCACAGGCCGCGCTTGACGTTGTCCTCGAACTGCCAGCGGTCGACGTCCTGCTCGTGGGTGATGCGCTGCTGGCTGTAGAAGTCGCCGTCGGTGAAGGGCCGGTGGACCTTGTCGATAGGCACGAACATCGTGTCGGGCTGGCCGTCCTCGAGCAGCATCTTGGTATAGTAGCCGCCGGCCAGCGGGCACTGCGTCAGGCCCATCTCGAACTCGTGGTAGGCCGAGGGCATGGCCGTCGTGATCTGGTAGTTCATGTGCCGCGCGATGCGTTTGGCGCGGTCTTCCTTCTCGTTCGTCGGGTCGCCGATCACGCACTGCTTCACGGGGCCATCGGGCGGCATCAGCTCCGACATGACGCGCGCCGAGAAGTCGACGGCGGCCTCGGTGAGCATCGGATGCACGGCCCGCGAGGCGCCATTGAACGACGCGCCGCCCGGCGCGTCGTCGCCCAGGCCGGTACGGCGAAGGGCCTCCTCGTATTGCTTGTCGCGCTTCTTGCGCGCCTCCTTGTCGACTTCGATGGCGTCGAGGAGATCGGTGGCGATGCGCGCCAGCTCCATCGAGTCCATCTCTTCGGCCAGGTTGGCGAAGTGCTCGACGTCGTTGGGCTCCTCGTCCTGCGGGTCGTTGACCGTGGCAGTGCCGTCGTCGTTCAGCGTGATGGCGCCGCCGGGCGGCAGGGCCGTGCGCAGGCGCGTCACCTCTTCCGAGGCGCCCGCCTCGGCGTAGGGGTCGAGTGTCGCGCCCGATATGTTGCTCATGCGTAGGCCCCGCGGAAGTAGCCACCCTCGTCGGCGTAAGCGCCGGGGGCGACCTCGCCGCCGTGGTCGTAGTACATCACGCCGTATTTGGCAAAGTCGTCGTTGGTCGATCCGCCCTCGGCCTTGTCGAAGTACCGGTACATCTCCAGGTCAAAGGCACTCGGGCTGAGGTGCGGCGCGGCAGGAGAACCCGCGCCGCCGCCCCCCTTGCCCGTGAGGGCGGCTAGTTGGCGCAAGAGATCGGCGTGATCCCGGTCGTTGAGCACACCACGTCCCGGCGTCGTTGACGATGGCTCGGGCCGCCCAAACAGCGGCGCCTCCTTCCCGAACAGCTTCGGCAAATACCCGATCTCCGCAAGTTGCTCGCGCGGGATCGTCTCGACGCGCGAGGCGCCCGGCGTAGCCTTGAGCCAGCGTTCCGCTTCCTGTGGAAGATGGCCCCCGAAGACGTCGGGCATGTAGTTCGGGACGCCGCCCATGTCTGCGAAACCCTGCATCGTCTTCTCGTGCAGCGGCTTCAACCGATACGCGTCGGGGTAGTGATGCACGAGCGCGTTCACGGCGCTCCAGGGAACGCCGCCGTGGGTCTGCGTCTCGACATATGAGTGCTGGCGCGCCAGCCTCGGCAGGGTCGGCGGGTACTCGGCGTTCGCTTTGAATTCGCGCTCCGCGTTAAGCCACGCCGTGACAGGATCACGGTTGTCGTAGTCGCTGAACTTGGCGAAGCGGAAAGGCCCCTTTCGAAATCCACCCGCGCCGCCGATTCCGAAGCTGTCGCCAACCGTGAACGTCGACCGCGGCTTCACCGCGTCGTGGAGCACGGCCTTCATGTCTCCGTAGTGGCCGGCACTGTCCAGTGTATCGAGATCGCCGAGGTGTCCGTAGATCGGCCGGTACATCGGGTCGATGCCGGGATCGGTGCCGAAGAGGCGGTGCTCGAGATCGCTGCGGTACGCCGGGTCGAAGCTGCCGCGGCTGTGGCCCGTCTCGAACTGCGTCTTGAAGCGTCCGTCCTTGATGATGTCCTCGACGTGGCGTTCGGGCACGGCGATGTTGACCGGCGCATCCTTCATCAGGCGCTTCAGCCAGCGCGCCATGTCGAGGACGCCAGCAACCGGAGTCTTGCCGCCGTTATTCATGCCGACCGCGCCACCGTGGTCGTAGAACATGGTGTGGTAGGCCTGCATGTCGTCGACTGGGCCGCCCTCGGCGAAGGGCATCTTCGGAAACGTCGTCGGGTCGCGCGGCGCACCATCGGGCTGCGGAAAAAACTTCGAGTCGCGGCCGAGAGGGAAATACTTCTCCTGCATCTGCTTAAGACGCGTCGCCACGTCGGGCTCGCGCAGCTCGCCAATATTCGCCGGCTGGAGCTGCACCGGCATGGTCGGATCGCCCATGTAACCCAGCGCTCGAGCGCGATGCCGGCCGTTGTGCGTGACAATGTCGCTCCAGGGATCGCCGTAGTGGCGGCCCATCGTCAGCGTCGGGACGCCGGAATTCCATTCGCCATACTCGCGGGTCGGCGCGAAGCCGCCGCCTTCCGTTGCGGTGCCTTTCAGATGCTCCATGAAATTGGCGTAGGTCATGTCGCTCGGCGCCAACTTCTTCGGCACGCCCCACGTCGTGTCGGTGTTGTTCCAGCGCGCGTAGGGCACGCTGTTGAGGCGATCCGCCGGCAGGCGCGGCGCGAACCGTTCGAAGTCGCCGGGCGGCATCGTTGTCAGCAGGCTGGCGTCGCGATCCGCGAACAGGCGTTGCAACGTGCTCTCGTTGAAACGACTCAAGTCGGCCTGGGACTCCAGCTTGTCGAAGCGCTCTTTCTGGACAGGCTGCGTGTACTTCTCGATCCAACGGCGCACGTCGCCGAGGGTGCTGCCCTTGGCGACTTCGATCGTCTTCCGAAGCGCGCTGACCGGGGCTGCCTTCACACCACCACCGCCATCGTAGTGCTGCACCGGCCCGCCGTCGGCGTAGCCGCGGCCCCCCAGCAGCCGCCACATCATCTCCAGTGCCGTCTCCTGCCCACGCGGCATCGCCGACGCGGGGCCGCGGTTCTCCGGCAGCGAGTAGCCGCGCTCGGGGGCAACAGGCTGCGGGAAATGGATCGGCGGCATCTCTCCGGGAGGAGCCGGCCACGGCGAAGGACGCCACTCGGCGGTCGTTGGTTCGGGAGGCGGCGAGGGGCGGCCGGCGAGCCGGTTGATAATCTCCATCGGCTGCATGGGGCGCGACGGCGACGGCGGCGGGGCAGAGAAAGGCGACGGCGCGTTCGGGTGCAGGTTTATCGGGGGGCCGCTGGCCTGGCGGACAGGCAACGCCGCGGCCTCGTGCTGGCGCTTCGCCGCCTCGTAGCGCTCCAGTTCCGCCCACGGCGTCTGGCGCCCGTCCAGTGCCTCGTTGAAGGCTTGGGGGTCAACGTGCCGGAAGGCGCCCCCTTTGGCGTACACCTGGGCCGGCGGCAGCGTGATGTCCGAGGGCGGCGTGTTGAAGAACGAGTCGGGGGCGCCCATCGAGTCGTCGTAGCCGAGGCCGGGGACGTTGGTCGGCCCATCGACAATGCCATCGACAGTGCCGCCCTCGGCGTAGGTCTTGTAGCTGTACGGGTCAAACTCGAGGCCACCAGGCTTGGCCCAATCCGGCAGCCGGAAACCCCCCGCCTTCTCCTCGATCATCTCCCGAGCAGCCGACGGGCTGATCGACCCCGCGTCCTTCGCGCGCCAGATGTCGTCGACCATATTGACGTTTTTCTTGGACTGCTTGAACGTGTCGGGGAAGAGGCTTCGAATAGCCTCCCACGTCACCGATTGCACCTCACGGGGGAGAACGCCCAGCTCGTCGCCGAACTGCCGATACGCGTCGGCGTTCATGCCGTAGGTGCCCTTGACCCCGGTGATCGTTGAATTGGATGGCCCGCGGTAACCTGGGAGCTGGTGTTTCTTTTCAAGGCCGCTCCCGAAGTTGTGCGCCACCGCCTCCGAATTCCCAGACAGGGCGCGGAGCTGGTTGGCGGCCACGGCGTGCGTGTCGGCAGTAAGATCGCCGAAGCGGGTGTCGTGGGGAACCATGCCGTTGTTGTAGAAGCTGCGGACCTTGTTCTGGTCGCCCATGAGCCTGCTGATCAGGTCCATGTTGCCGCCACTCTCCGCGGACTGGATCGCCTTGCCGATGGTCGGCAGCGAGCCCCAGGCCACGCCGGATCGTTTGCCATTCAGGTTCGTCGCGTAGTCGCCGAAGGTGCCCTCGGGGTTGATGACCCGGTAGTGACGAGGGTTGTGGGCTTCGTCGTAAAGGCGGACCCACAGCGCCTTGTCCACCGGGTCTTCGAGGTCGGAGTACCGTGCGCCCTTGATGCGGTCGAAAACTTCCTGCGTCTCAGGCTTGCGCAGCTCCTTCAGGCTCTTCTGCGTCGCCTGCGCCGAAATCATCTCGGGCGTCATCGGAGTTCGACGCTGGTTGTGAACGATGTCGAGGACACGCTCTCCCAGCGACGCGTTCTGAAACCAGTCCTTCTGGGGAGACAGGCTCGCGTTGACCCCGGCGACGGCCTCGGGCGGGACCCCGTACCGTGTCGCCCAGGTGCCGTTCAGGTCGCGGACGCCGGGGTACCAGTGGGGAGCCCTGTCGCGTATCTCCTGCGGCGCGCGGTTGTACAGGTAGCGCAGGTTGTCGACGGCCTGATCGATGTATGAGGCGGCGCGCTCGCGGGGCTCCATCCCAGGCATGTCCGACGAATGGAAGCCGGGATACCGGTCGATAAGGCCTGTGTTGTGCTCCGCGAGTTTCGGAAACAGCATCAGCTCTGGGACACCCGTGGATAGATGGAGCCGCTGCGGGTCTTCGACGGCATTGACCGCCGTCGGGAAGCGCGTCGAGATGCGGGACTCGTCCGCGGCACGGGGGATCGTCTTGAGGGCATCCCCCGCCCATTTGGCGATCTTCAAAACGGGGTTTGCCATCGCCGGAACGGCTCCTTGGAGGAAGTCGTTGCGACTTTACCTCAAGATGCGGGATCGGGGAAGCAGGGTCTAGCCGACGGCCTGCCAATCCTCGGCCAGCATGTCGGTCTGGCTGCACAGCCAGGGCACGATAGCGACGCCGTCGCCCGCCGGTTTCATGCCGATGTAGGCCATCGTGTCGTAGACGGCCTGATTGATCCAGTGGCCGCCCCGCTTCGCTTCGACCAAGACGAGCCACATCCCCTTGCCGTTCCAGCCGGCTCGCGCAACGCGCTTACCGGCCTTCAGGCTCGTCAGTGCTTCGCTGAAGTCCATCGCGGTCTCCTTCCCATCCCAATTCAGTTGCAAATCCGCTGGCATTTCGGTGGCCGCCGCCAGCATACATCTTCGCGATCTCACTCACGTCGAGACCGGCGTCGCTCGACCGCAGCGACCACGCCCGCTTGCCGTCGTTGCGGTCGTAGTAGGTGGCGGCGAACGGCTCCCCCTTGGCCAGGATGTTGCCCGCCTCGCTCGCCCACATCGGCGGCAGGTTGGCCACCGGCACGTCGTGGCCGCCGATCTTCATGCGGCGGGCCGTCGTCGCCAGCAGGCTCGCGATGTCCTGCTGGAGCTTACGATTGATGGCGTTGCCGGCGGTCACGATCATGTCGCGCTTCACGCGGTCTTCCAGCGAGGCCGCGATCTGGTCCCAGATGCCGAAGTCTTTGGGGTAGCTCGCCAGGCAGGCCGCGACGTCGCGCGTGGTCTTGAAGCGGAACTTCCACAGGTCGCGGTCCTCGATCTGGTCGATCAGGACGGGCCGCTTCACGAAGGGGAAGAAGAAATCCCACACGAGGCCCGCGCCGCTGCGCTCCATATCGAAGATCGCCGCCAGCGGCAGCGTGCCCACCGGCAGGTCGGGCAGCGTCCTGGCGAAGCCGTAGCCGACCTTCTGGCGCTCCCACTTCGAGTAGCGCAGGGGCTCCGGCAGGCCGACCAGCGCGTCGCGGGCTGTGACGTGATGATCGAGCACGATCACCGAGCGGGCGTGACGCGCCATCTCCTCGAGCGCCGCACGCGGGTAGCTGAAGTCGACGATCAGCACATGACGCCCGGCGATGTCGGCCTCGGGCGGCGGCGCATCGCCGTAGGCGGCGTCGATGATCTCGACAGGAACGCGGTCGCGCATCGCCGCCTTGCGCACCGCCCAGGCGGCGCCGAATCCGTCGAGGCAGTTCCGGTGGAAGATGCACAGGACGATGTCCTTGGGGTCGGGCGGCGCGTCGGCGAGGCGCGGCAAGGGCTCGGTCGAGACCTCGTGCGTCGAGGCGCCGGTGCGGCGGGCGAGGTCGACCACGTTGTCGTCGGTCATGAGAAGTCATCCGTTGATCCCGCATCGGCGGGAAGAGGTGTCGGGTATATGATTTCGAGATACGCATTGGCTTTTCGTACTTGGCCTGCGTCATCATGTTCGAGCGCGTCGAGCGTCGAGGCCAATGCAAGGATCGCGTACTGCGCCTTCCGTTTGATGCCCCCGTCATCCGACTCCAAGTCCTGGAACAACTTCGTCGCGACGCGGCGCGAGAAGTCGTCGAAAGACCAGACGCTCACCAATACGTCGGGGTTCACGGCCAATGTCTTGCTCCATCATCCATACGCCGACTCCTCGCTCGGGGTCTCGTGATACTCGCCGGGCAGGCGGTCCTCGCCCGGTATCCCGGTCAATTCGGGGTCGACGATAATCGACAGCCCATCCGGCGCTACCTTAGCACTGAGACCCGCCGACAGCCAGCGGTCGGCGAAGACGCGCCACGCCTGGCTTGCCATATCGACGACGTCGTCGTGCGGAGTCGTGCCCGGCCCCGAGTAGACACACAGCTCGTCGAGCATCGGCTCGACCCAGTCGCGCGGATTGCCGGGATTGCGGCTGCTCTCCGGCAACCAGATGCGCCCGCCGGCGGCGACATGCGACACCGAGTGCAGGCGGCTCATCTTGTCGGCATTGCCGGGGTTGTAGGGGTAGCTGTCCTGGCCTTCCTGCGCCAGCATTTGGCGCAGCGAGATGCCCGAGCCCTTGTCCTCGATGATCAGCAGGTCGGGGCGCTTGATCTGCTCGAACTCGTGCCGCGAACCGACGACTGGCTTGAACAGAATCTCGCGGCGCCGGCCGTAGATCGCCCGCATCTCCTTGCGCGCGGCGGCGACGAGCGCCGGGAAGCCGAGGTGGTCCTTCCAGAACTCGAGCAGCATCAGGTTCCATTTCTTGTCGTGCATGAACACGCCCCATGTCCCGCAGGCGGTGGGGTCGGCCTCGAACGACTTCTTGTCGTAGGCCTTCTCGGTGAACGCTGTGTCCATGCTGACCATGACGAACTCGAACCACGGCAGCGGCTGCGCGTTGGGCCACAGCTTCAGCCAGCTCCGCTTGATGATCGCCGACTCGCCTATGTCGATCAGCTCGCCATGGATTTCCTGGCGGCCGATCTGCGTCTCCTCGTACTGCTCGATCTCCTTCAGGAACGACTCGGCCAGGTTGGCGCGGTTGTCGTAGGTCGAGCCGCGGATCACGAACTTGCCCGCGCGCTTGATCAGGTCGGCCAGCCACTTCAGCGGACGCGGCGTCGTCGTGTAGAAGCGCTGCGGCTGAACCAGCGTGCCGTCGGCCTGCCGGAACACGATACGCGTCGACATGTCGATGTTGGTCAGCGTCTCCTCGGCGTTGCGCCAGGCCGCGATCTCGTCGCCCCACACGAACGTCGCCTGCGGACCACGAAGGCGGTCGGGCGACTCCGAGCTGAAGCCGCGCACGATGGAGCCGTTGTAGAAGCGGATCGTCGGGATGGCGTCGGAGAAATTGACACTCGCGATCATCGGCGCCGGGCACACCGACATGATGCCCGAGATGCCGTTGAACATCGTGCCGATCAAGTCGGCGTGCGAGGGCGCGATGGCGTGGATGACGCAGCCAGGGAACATGCCCGCCCAGCGTCGCACCAGCGAGGCGCCCATCATCGTCTTGCCGAAGCCGCGGCCCGATTGCGCGATGGCGAGTGCCCAGCCCGAGATGGGCAGCACCTGGTTCGGACGCGCGGCCCTGATCCAGCCCTGCTCGGCGTCGAGCCACGCCTCGTCGCCGGCCGACATGCCCTCGAGTCGTTGTGCCAGGCTGCTCAAATACCACCTACCTCAAGGTCCAGCAGCGCACGCTCGGCCGGCGGCATGTCGGCCGGCAATAGTTGAAGCGCCAGTAGGCCTCCCTTCGTTTCTCCTACTTCGTGAAAGCCCGCTTTGCGGTAAGTCCAGCCCCACACCTTCGCCCCACGCACTAGCGTAGGCTTCACCTTACGCCTATCCACGAAGGTAATCATTCCTAGTGACGGCGGCTCCCAAACGGCTTTCGTCGCGGCTACGGCTTGTCTGATCAGGTCTTGTGCGCGTCCGGCTCCCTCGTTGCGAAAGGCCGAGCACACCCATGCTCCAGCCCATGCGTGTTTCACATACTCCGCAAACGGCCAAGACGTAACCCAGAACGCCTCGGCCCCCGGCACGCCGGCATAAAACACCACACAGCGCCCTGGCGGTACGAACTGAGGCGTGCCGGGTTTCTGTCGGTTGTAGTGCCTGTCCGCGAGAAGGCGGCTTTTTAGGTCCGCCCGATGCGACTCGCGCCACATCATAAAACTCCTCCCTTGCGTCGAGCATATCGCAAGATCAGCGCTTCCGCTTTACGCCATTCCGTCAGCGACGACTCGATGTCACGCCGGCGCGTCTCCAACTCGTCAAGGCGTGTCCTGATCGTCTTGAGCAGCGCCCGCAGATCGG